ATACCAAGTGCAATTAGTGGTGATGCGTCTAAGGCTGAACTTTGGGATTTATTCAAATCAATAAATGATAAATGGATTTCTGGTGATGATTTTAAAAACAAAACATTTTTTGAAGACGTTTTGTTATTAGATAGGGCGTCTAGAAATATTGGTGATGTTATTTTGGTTGATATATTTGATTTGGAAGGAATGTTTAGTGAAAATTCATTAAATAATGCAATGAGTGTTTATACTTTTTTTGCAAGTATTTTATATAAAAATAATTTTGTCATAATGAATTTGCCTGCGTATGTTAATTTTTATAACATACAAAAAGTGGATGGTAAAGAAATACCAAATGGTGAAGGGTCGTTAGATTTTGGTAATAGTATGTGGGGAACTTTTTTGGATGTTGATTATAGAAAATCTTCACCAAAACTAGCTTGTTTTTATACTTCTAGACCATCTGAATATGTGGACTTACCTAAAGATGTTAGGTATAGAAGTGACGCGTTTGATCTTAGAAGATACAATGGAAATCCATTAATAGAAAACCAAGAAAATAAAAAAGATTGGTCTGTATCAAATAGATGTGTTGGGTTCAATGTTGACATTGGTATTGGAAATCAAAACGTATTTGAGTCTTTTAGTGTTTCTCAGGAAAATGGTGTAAGTACTTCGGAGTCTATTAATCTTAACATTAACATGGCTAATCAAGTAAAAGGTAAAAATGTTGCAACTCAGAGTAATAGTTTATATAACATTTATAAAAATAGAAGTTACACTGCAACGGTTACTTGTTTGGGTAATGCGTTAATACAACCGGCAATGTATTTTAATCTTAGGCATGTTCCTATGTTTAATGGTCCGTATATGATACTTGATGTGCAACATCAAATAACTTCAGGTAGTTTTAAAACAAGTTTTACAGGTATTAGACAATCATATTTTGATTTACCACTAATTGATAATTTTTTACAAAGTATTAATCAAAACTTATTAACAAAACTTGAAGAAATATTACATATTGAAAAAACCCCGCCTGTTGTGTTGTCAACAACTGAAACTAACAGTGCGACACAAGTTGTTCAATCTTCTGAAACTAAGGTTGACGCACCAAATAGTTGTTCAAATAATGTTAATACTGCGGTGTATTCTACATATGTACCAAATACTCAACCAACAACACAAAAAGTTAGTCAGGATCAGTTCAAAAATGCATTAATTGCTCAAACTAAGGATCCTCTATTACAGGCGATTATATATTCAATAACATATGTGAGAAGTTATGTTAGTTCTGACAAAAATTTTGTGGGATACAATAATAATTTTGGTGGAATTTCACTTTCAAAAGATTGGGGTGCAACAAAATCATATTTCTCAAAATCATATTCTTGTATTGGTGTTAAATCATCTAACGGAAGTAGTGTATCTAGTCCATATGCTGGTTTTGAAAGTATTGATAAGTATATTCAATTTATGGTTAGTAGATTGACCGAACCTAAAACACAGATTTTGGAAATTGGTATTCCGGCATATTATGCTTGTTATTGGCCAAATAATGATTATAGTGTTGGTGTTTCTGAGGCTTATTTTAATAGTCACATTGAAGATTTTAGTACACTTAAAAAAACAATTCAGGACGCTTTAAATTATTGTGTAAATAGTGGGATCATATCAAAAGAACAAATTAAACAACTTGGTAATACTAAAATTTCTGGTACTTCTGTAAGTTCGGGTACCTCAGTCACATCTGGTGTTAATCCAAATTCTTTTGGTGTTTCAACCCCATCAACAACAAATACTAGTTGTCCTCCGCCAAAAATAACTTCTTTCTATCCTGTGGTTGGTAATGAAGGTACTAGATTACAAATAAATGGTACTGATTTAGATAAAACGAATAAAGTTTATATTGCCGATAAGGTAATTGAAACTAGTGGTATTACATTTTTGAATAGTCAAACAATAAGGGTTACTGTTCCAAAAATTAGTAATGATGGAAAACCTGTTGAAGGTAAGATTAAGGTGGTTAGTATTTATGGTGAGTTTTTAACTACACCATTGTTCAAATATGATCCATCGGTATCAAATATTGGGGTAACAGGTAATACCAATCCTCAAATTATTACTTTATTATCTAATGAAGAGTGGAAGATTAAAGATAAGATAACAAATAAATTAACGGTTAATGTCAATCCTGAGGCTGGTCTTTGGAATATAAAGGCGAGTGTTGTAATGAACATTGTGGTATTTGATGTTGTTACAAATAATAATATTTCAACTCAGAATTTTAATAAAGAAGTTAATACATTAATAACAACATATGTTAAGGATAATGTTTTTCAAATAACATATGATGATGTTTTGGATATTATAGTTAACAAACCGAGAGAACCATTTATTACAACTCCATTAATGAGTGGTCAAGTTGTTAAAATAAGATTTACTCTAACAGCTATTGCTGACGACAAAGTTAAAAATCCAAAACCAACAACGCAATCATTTAATTTTTTATTTAGTGCAGAAAATTCAATTTTACCTGGCAAAAAGCCAACTTTCCCTGAAGTACCTTTATCAATAACCTTAATCGGTGAAAGTGATGTTTTACAGGGAAGTGGTCCTGAGTATTTTAATATCAAAAAACCTTCTGGTGGTTATATTTGTTATAAGTTTAATGCTACAAACTTTGACTCTAAAAATTATGCTAACAATATTGTAATTAAACCAAACGGGTATCCGGCGGTATTTGTTTCAACGAATGGTACTGATACAAAATACACATATGTTATGGATGTTAAATCAATTGGCGAGTTTAACTTAGTTGTTGAATATAGACCATATGGACTTACATCACCGCCAAATGGAATTGTTTTGGTTCAAAAAGTTAATAGTCCTAAATTTATTTTATAGTTATTATATTTATATTAAAATACGTTATGAATTTAAAATCATCATTAGATAATTACCTTGGAAAGTCAACTAAATATTCTGAGGAGGACAATGGGGATGGCACAAAGCAAGTATGTGATTTAGATACTGGTGATTGCTATACCGTTAGAGAAAAAGATGGATTGATTGAAAGATCTGGACATCAAACAACAATAAATAAAAAAGTTAGAGTTGAAACCGCAAGAGGTATTAAAACGTTATTAAATGGATAATAAAATGAGATTAGATGAAAAAATTATTGAAGAAATCAATAGATACAAGAAAATAAATAATTACATTTCTGAACAGGACTTAGGGGCTCCTCTACCTGCTGGTGATATACCTGCCCCATCAGAACTTCCTCCACCACCTGGAGGTGATGCGGCGGCCACACCACCCGCTCCACAACCAACAACACCTCAGAAAATTGATGCTGAAACTGATCCTGATGTTGAAAAGATTGACAAAAATGGTGATTCTGAAGAAAATAATGGTGATGATACCGAAGAATTGGATATTACTGATTTGGTGACCTCACAAAAAAATATAGAAAAGAAACAAGAAGATTACTTTGACAATCTTTTTAGTCAATTATCAAAATTAGAATCTAAGTTAAGTGAAATGGATTCAATTATGGGTAAGTTGAATACTCTTGAAACTAAAATAGAAAAATACAGGGAGAAGACGCCAGAAGAAAAATTGGAATTGAGAAGTTTGGATTCATATCCATATAGCCAAAAATTATCTCAATTTTTTGATGACAAAAAAGAAGATATGGCTAAGAGCGGAAAGAACGAATATGTTTTAACTGATAATGATGTTACGGATTTAAACACCAATGACATTAAAAACTCATTTCAACCTTAATTTAAGAAAAAATAATTAAAAAACCTCATTCATAATAATTGGATGGGGTTTTTTGTTTTTTTGGGACTTGATATTATGGTCTCCATTATGTATCTTTGTAATAACAAAAACGTATAAAATGAGTAATGTATTAGATGCCGTTTTGGCGCAGTATGAGAAAAGTCAAGCTTCACCGGGCGGGGCCCAAAGTAAAATGTCTCAAGATGAGAGAATGAAAAAGTATTTCGCATTAATTCTTAGCGATAAAGAGAAATCAGGACAAAGAAGGATAAGAATTCTACCAACCCAAGACGGATCGTCTCCATTTAAGGAAGTTTGGTATCACGAAATCCAAGTTGGCGGACAATGGCAAAAGTTTTATGATCCAGGAAAAAATAACAATGAGCGATCACCTTTAAATGAGGTTTATGAAGAGCTAATGTCAACAGGAAAAGAATCCGACAAGGAATTGGCAAAACAATACAAATCAAGAAAGTTTTATATTGTTAAGGTTGTTGATAGAGATAATGAACAAGACGGACCAAAGTTTTGGAGGTTCAAGCACAATTATAAGAATGAGGGTATCTTAGATAAAATCATTCCAATTTGGAGAAATAAGGGTGATATTACCGACCCAGAAAAGGGAAGAGACCTTTTAATTGATTTATCCAAATCAAAAACACCAAAGGGTAAAGAATATACAACAATCTCCGCAATTATGTATGATGACCCAACTCCGGTACATGAGGATAAAAATGTCATGAAAGAATGGATAACCGATCCTTTAACTTGGGCTGACGTATATTCCAAAAAACCTGTTGAATATCTTGAGGCAATTGCCAAAGGAGATACCCCAAAATGGGATAACGAAAAGAATGGGTATGTTTATTCTAATGATGAAACATCCGAAGATAGTTTTGGTGGTAAATCAGGTCCGATAGATGTGAAAAAAGCAACAAAGCATCATGAAATTGATGAAGATGGTGGTGATGTTGAGCTACCATTCTAATTAAATCCAATACAATGGGTGGGGAAAATTCCTCACCCTTTTTAATCTAAATTTATAACACATGGCAACAAGCAAGAAAAAAGAT